TTCAAAAACTCTTGTTTGAATTTTTTTAGTACCTTCGGCGTTGGTTAATATGATTGAATTTTTAAACTTCTGCCAATTGATGACAAAAGAAGTATCTAACACTCCACCATTTTCTTCTTTAACTAATTCGTTAAGAGCATTTATAGTGTATAATGTATTAGATTCTTTTTTTCTATGTATTAAGATTGTATTTTCCAACGGAGTATCCGGTTGGAATGCTGTATCAATATTGTACGTGATGAATAATTCATCTAAATTCGCCTTATTTTGGAGAATATAAATGTAATTATAAACGATGTGGTAAGTTTCACGGATTAATTGTAAAGTATTTTGTAACTCACCCTTCGTTGTAAACGTACACAAAAGTTGTGTTTTCATCGGTTCTATCCCTTCTTTTTTTAATTCATCTATAAATATCAAAAAACAAAGGGAAGGATAAAAACAGGTTATTTTGATTTTCTATCGTAAACTCCTTTAGATTCGAAGCAATTTTGCATATCATCGGACCAGTCAATTGTTGTAGATGTTGGTGATGTTGGACCATCTTTTCCTCTATATGTTTTTTTACCTACTCGCTTTCTTACACCACCTTTGGTTAGAGAGTATATTATTACAACCTTTCCACTTACTTCACCATCTTCATTATATGAATATTCTTCATTATCAAAATCTAATTCAAATAAATCTTCCAACTCTCTAGTATCTTCTACATCCAAACAACTTTTAATTGTATTAGCATCAACATCAAGGCCCTCCATAGTTAAATTTGTACTTCTTTTTAAGATTTGATGAATATCATTTTCATCTTTAGGTTCGTTTATTTTATCTAAATGGTACAAATCATTTGCATCTCTAAAAGCAAGTAAATCACCTACCTTCTTTTTTTTGCCATTTGTAGATTTACCAACTAGTGTATTTAACTGCTTATATGTTTCGGTTTGAGTATCTAATGATTTTTTTCTTAGTTCACCCAATAGTTTTCCAGTATCTAAACTTTTTGGTATTTTTGTTTTATATTTTTTATCTAATTTGTTTGCACTAATTCCTAATGCTTTTTCAAGACTAGCTATCTTTGTTAAATCACTTTTATCTTTAACTTTTTTAGATGATAATTCTGCTAATTTATATTTGTATCTCTCATATGAAGCTGCTCTTTCAATTAGCTTTCGTTGGTCATCATTAAGTAAACTTGTATTATTTTTATTAGATGCAATATTACATAATACTCTAAGGGATGATATTGATTTTATTTTTGTTTGTCCTTTTTTTGTGTTCTTCCAATTAATAAAATTAGATACATATTCTATTCTACTTTGTTTAATTATTTTTTCAGAATTATTTAATGATTTTAAATCATCTGCTGCTTGTGCTTTTTCTTCATCGGTAGATGCTGATATTTTTTTATCTTTTAATGCTACTTTAAGTTTTGCAACAGTTTCATACTCAGGATATTTAGATGTAATTTCATTTAATTGTTTTTCCGCTGCTATTTCATCTCTACTTTTCTTTCTTTTTTCACCCAACATACTTTCCATAACTATCATAGAAAAATCATCGGTATATGATGCGGCGTTTTCTTCTTTTAAATTTTTTATCTTATTAATATTATCCTCATTTAATTTAAAATATTTTGCTGTATCATTACGCTGTGATAATTCCTTACTAAGTTGATTCATTTCGTTTGGTGTAACTTCAGAAAAATGTTTTGCATTAACTGCAGATACAGTTTTATAATTTGCTTCAATTTCGGTAATAGCTTTTAGGTTTTCATCTAATATGGCCATTGCTTTCTGATGTGTTTTTTTATCAATTAAACCGAAACTAAGCATATCGTTTAAACGATTTTTATTTTGAATAAAATCATAATTTAAAGTTGAATTACCTTGAATATCTTTTAATGTTTTTTTATCAGAATGACCACAATAAACAACATTACCATTTTCATCAACACTCATAACAACAGTATCAGCAGCGTTTTCACCACCACCACCTGCAGCAATCCATTCTATTAATTTTTGTTTTGGTACTTCAAATGTAATACCAGTACCTTTATCATGAATAAAACATTTACCATTTTCAGGAACAGCACTTGCAATATCTATCATATTTTGTTTATCGCCCTTAATACCGGTTGGGGTTGTATCTAATTCAGAATTAGTTTTACCAACTTTAGTTTGAGTTCCACCAAATGTGTGAATTTTAGATGTTTTACCAAATCCTTTTTCTTGTGCATTAGTAACAGCGTCTTGTATTCTATTAAATTTAGTACGAGCACTTCTAGCCGCAATTACACAACTTTGATAACAATCCTTACTTTTAATGTCAGGAGGAACTACTATTCGTGTCTTTCCTGAAACTTTCTTTTGTTCAGACCCCAATTTAGTTGGACAAAATTTATTATGCATTAACCTAGCTAAATCATCTTCTGACATATCAGAGTATCTTTCTAATATTTTAACACCTTCATTTGAACCATTTTCATTGAAGCAAGAACCGGCATTACCAGGAGCTACCCACCAAGAACCTTGAACATATCCTTTATTAAATGCTGTTTGTGCGGATGGGTTTTCAGATAATAATACAAGCTCTCCACTTTTTGTTTTAGGATATAATTCATTTTGAATCTTTTCTAATTCTTTCGGGTCTCTATTTGTATATGGATATTTTTCTTGAGATTGTTCACCATCAATAGGTTCTTCAATTCCACCATCCATAGGTTCTTCAGTAGAAGCTGCTTTTGCTTTTGCCGTTGCTTTCTTTTGTTTACTAGTGTCAATTGTTTGTACTTTTATTTTTTTACCTCTTGCAGTAGTTTTGTTTACAACTGCTTCAAATAAAAGATATGTCAAACTTTCATCACCTTCAATTAATACTTTTTCAACTACACTTTCAGTTGCAACATATTGTGCAGGCCCACCAGGAGTATCTGAGTAATATCCACCACCAATACTGTAAATTACACCACCGTCTTTTGTTGAAGGTTCTTTTGGTTCAGGTAATTTTTCAGTTTCTTTTGGTTCTTCTTTTTTACCTTTCAACATATCATCAACTAAATCAGCATGCCCCTCACCTGCAACTACAACTGGTATTTTACCTTGTGCAGATAATTCTTTTTGTTTTTTAATAATATTAAGGTCTCTTGCTTTATTAAATGCAACCTGAACATCATTTACTCCGGTTTCTCTATCGCCATTATCTTCTGGAAATGATAATCTATATAGTGTATCTTTATCTTGTTCAGATGGATTATCCCAATTTTGTATTGGTGGGAATCCAGCTTCTTTAGCTGCATCTTGTAAGAATTGTTTACCTTCATCATCTAAAAATTTAGATGGCTTCATCGTATCAGTACCCTCACCTTGTCCAATCATACTAGCCCAATTACCAGCTTTGATTTTACTTTGTGAAAGACCAGTTTGTTTCTCTTGTGATTTATATAATTCAGATTCAGGTTTGTGTACATCTAATGCATCTCCATCAAAACTATCCACACCCGCACCCATTTCTTTAAATTTTTCTTGTGCAGGTATCATTTCATCGTTGAACTCCAATTCACCACTATTACCGGTTGCACCACCTTCACCAACAAATACAATATCTTTCCATTTTTCTTTTGGTACGGTTGCTTTTACCTGATTTACAATATCATCAACCATTTTTTCGTTTCTATGAACGGTTCCAAAAAGATATCCGCCACCTTCAAATTCAATTGTTTTAATTTCTTTACCAGATTGCTCACCTTTAAATGTTTTTACATTTGATTCAGGATCAGTTTCATTTGGTTTTACTTCTGCTGCTTTTGGTTCAACTACATCTTCCTTATTAGCATCTGCTTTTTTAGCCGCTACACCCTGTTCTTCTGCAAATTGATTACACATCGGAATAGCATCTTTAATATCCTGGTCAATTACTTGCACCTTCATTGGTATTTGTGCATCCGGATGTTTTGCATTATATGCTGCAATCGCCGCCCATCTATGGTGACCATCAATTACATATCCATCTCTACTCACATAAATTGGTGCGGTAATTTTTGGATGACTAGGGTCTTCTTCTAAAGCTCCCATCATACCTACAACTTTTGGACCAACTAATTCCGATTGAGTTGCTTTTAATTTATCAGCAGGAACTTCGGTTTGAGTTACTGTAATTCCTTTTTCTTTCAACATTTTTTTGAATAATGGTTCAGTATCTACTTCACCATCTTTATCAACAGGCATTTCTGCTGCCGGAGTTCCAGGTTGTGGTTTACCTTTAAATTGTGGCATCTCTGCTCTTGGAATGCCTAAATTATCATCACAATATAAGTTAGTACCAGGTACGGTAATTTGACAAAGGTTAATATTTGGTGCTTTTTCACCTTTAGCTTTTGCATCCGCAACCATTTGTTGTACCTTTGATATATCGGTATTAAATTTATCTAAGTCTTCTTTATCAATTCCATCTGGTATATCAGATTCACCACCAAATGTATCAGGATCGGCTTCTGGTATTTCACTTTGAACATCTACCGCAGGAATTGGATTAAAATCATCTTCTGTCTTTTCAGGTTCAACTTCTTTTTCAGCTTCTTTATCTTGTTTTTCAGCATCTTTTGCCAATTGAGCAAGAGTTTCTTTTTCTTTATCCAAACGAACACCCATTGCAGGGTCCAATTTAGGGTCAAACATTGTAGCTGCTTTTTTGATTGGGTCTTCTTGTGGAGCTTCACCTTGTTCACCACCTTTATCACTTTTTGGTTCTTCAGGTTTTTGTGGTTGATTCTGACCTCCTAAATCTTTATTAAGTGAATCTCTTTCATCCGAACCTTCTGGTGGAAGTAATCTTTCTGCTGCTTTTCTTCCAGGATGGTCTTTTGGTAATCTTAAAAGATTTCCAACTAAACCTTCGGTATCTTCTCCCTTTGCGTTTTTATATTTTACGGTTTTATTTAATATAGGATTTTTGAAAGTACCTTCTGCTTCTTTAACATACTTTTCCGGTGTCTTTCCTTTCTCAGTCAATAAGTTTTCAATTAACTGATTTTTAATATGAGATAACCCCATTTCAGAAAGTACAATACCCAACTCTTTTAAGTGGGTTGGGTTCTTTGGGTTTGGCATTCCATTATCAACTCGGAAAGCCCATTCAGAAAGAATTTCATTAATTAATTGAGATACATTCATAATTCATTAAAATTTATGGTCAGCTGGTTCACATATCATTTCTAATTCGTCCCAATGAAATTTTGGTTTTTCATTTAGAAATACAAAACATTTCCATTTATTTGATTTTTCAAAGTAAACGTGTTTTTGTAAATGTGATGGGATTGCTGCCCCAGTTGGTACTCTTTTAACAGGAGTATCAAAGAAAGTTTTTATTAAAACGGTGATTGGTTCTACATCATCCCACTTACGAATTTGTTCTTCTAACATTCTCCACTCACCTCTATTAAGATATTGATTTTGCATTATTGAATTTAAGTATGAAAACGTCTGCTTCAAATTCACTTCATTATCAGAGAACGTTGCTGCAGGTGCTCCATGTCCTTTATCGTAAACATTTCCTTTATAATCTTCACCATCCGAAGTTTTGATTCCTTTTTCAGTATAGAAATCCATATGACCTCTATTAACGTTTGTAGGTCTATTAGTTGAACGATACTTAATGATTAGGGGTTGTTCCAACGATTGTGAATAAAGTATATCAAACACTTCATTCTTAACTCTCACATCAGGTAGTTGTGCAAATGTTACTACCGAAATCAATAAAAACGATAAAAGGAACGTTACTTTCTTCATATTATAGCATATTTTTGTATATACTATAAATATGTTCTTTAGAGGTTTCCGTAATCCTTTCCCCAACTAGCTTTGACAGGAAACCCACCTTCTTCAATTATCACTTTCAATCCTTTAATCATCTCTTTATCCACATCAGTAGGTACATCAAAAAGAAACGAGTCATAAGTGTAAAGATTTAGTGTAATTCCACTTCCTTTAATATACTCCAATATTCTTACCATCTTATCCACATTCATTTCAGTTTCTACCGCTTGTAGTAGATAGTTAAATACTTTTTGTGGGTTTGGTTGTTCAATCCACTCCAAAGGAATAATACGATGGGGTGTTTGTAAGTACCCCAGCTTTTGTGTTTCAATCCATAGGTTATCAATATAATCAGCTACGGCGTTGAAGTATGGAATTTGGCGGAAATCATCATCAATACCACCATATAATAATTGGAACGTAACCCCTTTGGATTCCTCAACACTACATCCATATTGGTCAGCTAACCATTGGTGTACGTTACCATCCGGCATTTGGAATTTAACCAACTTACCAATAAGACGAGGGTGATACGCATTGTAGTCCATTTGTAGGAATATACCATCCGAAACAAAACAATCTCTACTACCATCCGATTTATTCAATGCAGCATAGTTTACACCACCATGACGATTAGATGGACGACCTGTTATCGTAAATGGATTGTATTCGGTATATACCATATCTCCTTTTAAGTGTTTCTGGGCTTGGGGCCATCTATCAATGAATTTTTCCGCTACGACCCGAATCCCAAATCGTTCAATATCTGAAAGGGTAGGTAGGAATGTATCGTTGTACCAATTATAGGTTTTAGTTTTTTCTCTCCTATGTTTTTTTAATTCCGGTTCTATCACTTCCGCAAGTTTAAGAATGGGAATAGATTGAATGATGTCTTCTTTGTAACCTTTGTGTAATAAAGGAGCTACTAATTGTTGTAGTGGTTGAGAGTAGTCTATCGTTTCTCCGGTTTTAAGAAAATGCGCCGTATCAACATCATTCAATCCTTCCCTAACATTTAGAGATTGTAGTAGCTTTTTCTTTTGGAATACCCACTTTTCTCCATTGGTATTCAAAACACCCTCTATTAGTGATTTAGAGAGTGACAGCGCATCAGTATGTTTATGTGGTAGAATATACCTATCTTCCACAGTTCGTACAAATATAAAGGAGATATCGGTGTTTAATGGGTGTTTGTCATTATCTACCCAAAGTGGATACCAAATGGATATTTCGTTTTCCAATCTTTCCTTCAATTCATTCAACTCACCAATATTTTCCACTATTCTTATCATCCTTCTTTGCAGCTTTTGCTTTTTCTAATGTTGATTGCTTTTTTGCCAACTTAGCTTCCTTTTGTTGTTTTTTTAACGCCTTTTCATAATGTGGCGGAAACTTATTTATAACCTCTATCGGTCCATTTGGAAACTTCTTTAAATCATATTTCCACACAGATTCACACCCATCATCATCTTTATAGGTTACTTCAAATTTTACAGGCTTTTCTTTTGCCGGTTCAGGCCACCTTCCCATATAAAACAAATTTATACAAATATACGAAAAAATCCCCAAATTACCAAATGTAAAATGGGGATTCTAAAAAGTGGTGGAGATGACCGGACTCGAACCGGTGTCTTACGAAGTAATCATAATACCAGCTTTTCACACGTTTAGGATAAGGTTTAATCTTATTCACCTTCCAAAATAATTGGGGCCGAATGGTTAGTTCAGCGCTTCCACCAACCGATTTAGAGTTTCGGTAAACTTAATGTTCACTTCTTTTTAAATTCCACGAGTGATGCGGAAGGGATTAGGCTGCTACAGCGTAATCAGCACCAATGAATGACATTACATCATCAAAGGTCCAAGTAGATAATTCTACGTCAGTTATTGTTTTGTACAGATTTAAAGACATCTAGCACTTCTGTCTACGTGTGATACTATGCTTCTCATCGCAATCAATTCCAAAGCATCCCCATATCAATAAATACAAATATACGAAAAAATATTTATATTACCAAATTAATTTACTTTCGCAAACTGAAGAAGATTAGGAAGGTATAGACCGAGTTTAGGCATTTCTTCTTTTACAAACTCTATTGATTTTTTATTTGAATTCATAATTTCTTGTGGAACACCTTTAATTCTCCATCTAATTGATGTAGTTTTATAAAGTCCATTACCCTGAATTATTGGCCTATACGATTCACTTATTTCGTATATTGGAGAATCATTATCATTTATTTTTTGTACGAAATATCTTTCAATATATCCAATACTATATTCTACATCACCCGGTGTTGGTAAATAAGTTTGAATTTTAATAGGCTTTATTTTATTTGCATTATTTAGACTAGCCGCTGCATATTGTAATACATTTCCTACCATAATATAAAATTTTATTATTTAGATACTTGTTGTCTATATTGTCCAACAACTTCGGTAACCCACTTACTATCTTGAATATCATGCTCAACCTGCACTACTTGAAAGAATCCATTTTTTTCATACTTTTCCGGAATACCTTTTATAACAAAAGTATCACCTCTTCTAATTCCACTTTTTCCAAAAATTTTAAAAGAATATTTTATTGGTAATAAGTGTGAAGTTTTCATTGCCCCAGGATATGATTCAAATGCTTCATTTTTTATAATATCAAATAGTTGTGGGTCATCACAACAATAAATTTTAAAATTTTTATTAAATTCGGTAAAATTATTATTTAAATTTCCCAACACAGCAGGAACAATTATATTAACATCTGGATTTGGTACGATATTAATCTTATCCAAATTTGTGGTTAATGTGGTTGCCTGCGTATCTAATTCAATATCTTTAAGTGTTTTTATTTTATCAGCAAGATATTTTAATCTAGCGCCTTCTGGAGTAGCTTCGTAATATACAGTTTCTCTCGGGTCAAGAATTCCCAACCATTCTCCTAAAGAACGTCCTGCGCTTTGACTCAAATCTACTTCCATAACCAATTCACCTTTTGCATTACGCCATCCAATAAACTGCGTATAACTTCCTAGTGGGTCATTTACATTTGGAATAATACCAGTATCACTTTTTACTAAAGTTTGTTCAATTGTATCATAGTAAGTTTCTGCTTCAGTTTTTGTTTGAGGGTCAACTTCAAAAGCCACTTTATTTGGGTCTGGTTTTGTTTTTGCAAGTTTTTCCTTACTATTTTCACTATTTATACTATCCACATCAATTGCTGATAAAAATTTATCTTTTTTATTTGAAAATAGGCCACCAACATCAATGTTTTTAGAATCAGGATTAACTGAATACATTTTTCCGGATTCCGGTTTTTTTGTTTTTGTATTGTAAGTTATAGATTCTCTTTTTAAAATAATTTGGTTAGTCATTTCAGATGGAATATCAATATCTAAATTTGCTTCTAAAAATACCGATGCCGCTCCACTATGTGCGAATGTTCTAACAGGTTTACTAGAATCTCTATATCCAGTCCAGTTTTCATCTATTATTTGCAATTCTACCGAATCTCCAATTTGTTGTTCTATAATTTGAAAATTCCAAAATGAATTTACAGCACTGGCCATTTCGTTTAATATTTCTAATAAAACGTCTCTAATAGATTTGTTATTTGAATTTATTATTGCATTTTTAAATACTTCATAGTTTACATACAAGTGTTCCAATTTTCCATAATATCCAGGTAGTTCAAAGAAACCATTGTAACTTGATTTTTTAACACTAGCTGGTGGTATTTCTTCATATTGTACGAAAGACATCCAACCCTGTTTTACAGTTTCTTTACCGGTTGCACTATCAACTACCCACATATCCGCATTAATTGAATTATCTATTTCAGAATTAATAAGGTCTCTATAACTTACAGTTTCGGTTGTACAATATAATTTATAAAAATCAGGCATTTTACCTGGTATTAAAAGCTTTGATGGTCTTGTTGAAAACATTTTTGGAAACGCACCAATAAAACTTCTTGGATTTATTCTACATTTAACATTTTTACCATTGTATTTATAAGATATCAATCCATTATTTGCATTTAATATTTTTATTGCATATCCAAGGTTGATATATTGGTTATTTGATATAAATTTTTCTTTTGGTACTTTAAAGCCCGCAATGTTTATTTCAGCCGATGTACTTTCAAAATGACTTTTTATTGTAGATTTAACTACATAATCAAAATTTATAAAATTAAACCAACCTAAATTATTTTTTCTATTACCAGCTTCTTCAATAATATTTGTTTTAACTTCTGGTATTTGTTTGCTTGATGGTAAATTATTATAAAGCCATTTAGCTCTCCTCAATCCCAACGTCTCATTTACATCTCCTGTTGTTATTGATACATCGGCTGCACTATATGTCTGTGTCGCTGGTGTATCTCTTACTTGTGTACCGATTTTTTTACCACTCGCATCATATGTAGTTCTTAATTCTAATATTGGATATTGAAGTTGTAAAAACGTTGGAAGACCCGGCATACCTCTCAGTTTTATAGTCAATGTATAAGAGTCATTATCAGCCGATGTAAATGAGCCACCCACTATAAAGCCTAAAAACGAATCATAATCACCATCAGCGGCCACTCTAACTCTATGGAGATTATTATAGTCTAAATTTTTTGCAGTTATATCCTGCACCATACCTTCACCTTTAGAAGTATTAATTAATTGACTTAATCCTTTTTCAGTATTTAATCCCCATTCCACACATAGAGTATATCCAGGTTCCATCACATATTCTTGCAATCTTTCAGCCTGAGAAAGTGAAAAACATTTTATCGTAAGTTCACATACTCTTGAAATTTGGTCTTTACCTTCTTTTACACTCAACCCAGTTATTATCGGATGTGGTCTTAAAACCAATTCACCAAGTGTTTCATTTGCTTTTCCAAATACAGGTCTACCACTCCAATCAATTCCTACTTGTGCAGCAGTTGTACCATTACCATATAAAGATGCAATATAGTTATATCCTATTATTTTATTATTACTATCAAATATTGGTGTACCCGGATTAGCAGTGACTGGCATATCTGGATTTGAAAATAGCACTAATCCATTCCCCACTCCGGAAATAATTCTTACCCAAGCAGTTAAGTTTGATGCTGCTGTTGATTTTTGTAACCCATTTAACAATCCATCACTAATAGTTGTTATAGAATCATAAATTGGTTTTTCTATTGTTGTAAATAAAGGATATGCCATATATTTTAAATATTCGCTTGTAATATATTACGATAGTTCACAGGTATTCTTAAAACGATTCCAGGCTTTAATCCAATCGGTGCATCGTGAATATTATTTGCTTCCGCAATAATCCACCATAAAGAAGAATCATTGTAAAAAGTAGATGCTATAATATCTAATCTATCTCCTATCGTTGTTCGTATATAGATATCATTTACATCTTCTGGTATATTTGCCATTAGTTTGGAAACATATACTTCTTTTCCACCAGTATTATATTTTATTCTATCATTTATATATCTCATATATTAATATTTTAATATCCTCTTGCAGGCCCAATCGTTGGAGTACCAAAAGCTGGAGTTCCACGTAATTGTTGCATTTGTTGAACATATATATTAACTTGTCCAAATTGTGTCTTTCTAATACCAATACCCAATCCCTGTTCACCTTTTTGTCCATATATTGCACCTTCTCGTGCCCTAGCATTATTAATAGCTTGCTCTTGGGCAGCCAGTGTCATACTAGCTTGTTTATTTTGCTTTAAAACGTTTAGGTTATCTTCTACTTTTTTCTGGGCAGCTGCACCATCTAGCGTTTTTTTGATTTTTTTAGTATTTGCAACATTCATCTGCATCAAAGAATTTGCTTTTACTGTATTTCTAAGATTATCTTGTGATATTGTTATCGTACCTGGATTAAGTAAACTGTTGTTATTTTCTGTTTTTTTAGGTGGTGGCGTGATTGTTAAATTTCCATTTGTAATAGTCCAACTACCACCTTGTTGTTCAATATCATTAAGTACAGCTGCTACTCTTTGTCTCTTATCATCATTTTCATCTATACCCGCAGCAAGCTTATCTTCTGCACGATTAACCACATTAATATCTCTAATTATATCATCAATTGGTTCTATTAACCACGCTACTGTGGTTGATATTGGGCTGTTCCAGAAGTTGAATTTGGATTTACTTTCTACTTTTTCACCACCACCAACTTCACTCGCCTTTAAAAGTTTATTTTCCCAAAAATTACCTTGTTCTACTTTTTCAGAATGTGGATTTGCATATACAGGAACTTCAATATGTACAGGAGGACGTGTTGAATCTATAATATTTCCTGATTCTACTGATGTTGTTAGTGTTAGTCCGGTTGTAGGAAGTACAACATTATTATCACCATGTGTTCCAGGTGATGAATTTGCATGATTTGTAGCACCATGTCCTAAATCACCTACATGTTTATTTATTTGTGCATCATGTGAATTATTATGCGAATCATCTCCAAACAACAATTTTTTTGGTGCATAATAGAATGTGGCTAATGTTCCTTCTTTTTCTGCTCTAGAAAATGCATTTATTATATAAGGATTGAGTTTTATTACATTGGCCGGGTTGTCACCTATTGGTAATTTAATATCAAATTTACCCTGGAGCTTATGTACCCATTCCGCACTTTCAACAAACATTTTTCCAACTTTACCACTATGTTCTACTTTATGCATAATTTTGTTAAAAGGAGAATAAGTGATTGTAGTAGGCTTTCCATAGTTTCCTATCACCGTATATGCCAATGAAGCACCTATACTTTTATCTTGATTTCTTGCATCAGCAAATGTTAATATACCTCTACCAGCTAAAATTGCACCCATAGCATACGGGTTTTTTGTTGCAATACTATATGAAATTTCTTTAAGTATTCTAATATTCATTTCTTCTTGCAACTCAGCTACCCCTCCCTTATCATAAAGGCCTTTATCATGACCGGTTTTTGTTTCTATATAAACTTTACCAGCAGATTCAGTATCATCCGCATAAACAACATGATTAATTTGAAAAGTTTCATTTTCCGAATTTTCGGATAGCTTGTGACCAGTTTTTCCTTTTCCTAAATCTTCACGTTTAATATTATTGGATTTTTTTGGAGTTTTATCTCCAACACCAGATTTATTAGGAACACCACCACTATAATCGTTTACGTTTGACATTTGCCTAAATTATTAAAATGTATCTGGTTTTACCGAAACAGCACCATTTGGAGTCATAGCCATTGGTGAACCCCAGTCAACTCCTTCGGTAATATATCCATAACTATAAAGTTTGCCCATCGTTCCTCTACTTTCTAAGAATTTAAGTGAAACTTCTGCATTAATTATCATAGGTAATTTAAAACCTTCACCACTTATATCTGGATCAACAACACTTATATTTCCCGCCAAACCTGGAAATTGTATTGGTTTAGAGTTTAATAATTTTTTATTAAGTCCAATTTCCCAAGGGGTATCAACGTCAACCGTAAAAGTTAAACTATCAATAACCGCCTCTCTACCCTTATACATGTCTCCTAATGTAAATTTAATTATTGGGGGAGCAACCGCACCAACTTGACCTTTAAAATCTTGTGGCATCGTTAATCCCGCTAAAGCGTTCAATCTTTGCCATGCGTTCTGATGTTCGACTAAGTTCAAAGAAAATATTTTAAAACTAAATGTCAAACTTCTTTCAATACCACTATATGTGTAGAATGGGAATGGATTTCCTAAAAATTTATTAGGCTCCCACTCCGGTGAAAAAGTTTCTGACAATTCGGATACCGTACATCTGAATTGAACTGTTCTATCTAATGCAATTGAATAAAATTTTAATGGAATCGTATCAAAATCATCAAATGTTTTATCTGGATTATCAGCAGTTACAGCAGTTTCCCCAGCATATGTAATATTTGATGATAAGTTTAAAACATCACCTTTTGTACTCATTCCTCTTCTTGAAAAAAGAGTATTTTCATTAGTTAGTTTAAGTGCCGGATTAACATCTTCTTTGTTGATTAATTCCATCAATTCTTTACCATAATCTGGATTATCCACATCCTCAATGATATCTACTTCATCAATACCTCCAGTTCCTTCATTTGGAATATAATTCGTACCTACTTTTTTAGGCAATGTCTTTGGTGGTAATTTTGCTCCAGAAGCTTTTAAATATTCCGCTCTTCTTCGGATTCCCATTGCCTTTAATCCAATCTGTTTATCCAATGGTTTAAGTTCATCAAGTTCAGCTGCTTTAGAATAAGGTGTTGTACTTGACCAAGGTGTAAACGGTCTTCCTTCTTGTTGTGAAAATCCCGTTTGTGCACTTTTATTTTTATTAATTTTTTTACTAAGTAAAGCGTTTACTCCTTTTGTTATAAGTTTAGAAACTCCTTTTGAAATAAAACTTTTAACAATTGATGTAGCAGTTCCAATTAAAAAATCTTTTGATTGAGATAATGCGTTTGTATTTGATTTTAATATATTTTGAATAGCGTTTGGAACTTTACCTGAACTAGCTAATTGTAATAACGCTTTATTTCTATTATATTCGTGTGCAAATAGTAATGTATCTTTTGGTTTTTTATTTCCAATTGATGATTTTTCTTTTAATCCTCTACTATTAAGTTCTTCCGCAACTTTTGAAGGTATCATTGGCATTGGAAACAACGCACCTTTAATACTATCAGTTGCACTTATTGCCAATTCAGTTCCCAATGCAACTAAATCAGGTTTTGGCGGTAATGCATCTTTTCCTTTTTTACCGGCAAAAATATTGTTTAAATAATCACCCGCAACATTCGCAACAGCATCACCAATTTTATCACCAAGACCTCCTGATATATTTTGGTTTGTATGTCTTTTTTGAAAAGATACCGTACGAGTTCTTCCATTTACAATTCTAAAAATATCCCCACCATATATAGTAGGTCTTGTTAATACTGAAAACTGTTTTAATCCAACCTGGTCTTGCTCTACAAATGATTCACTATAAGCATCACTATATTTCTTTCTTCTTTCATTAATTTTTTCAATAAAATCAAACCCATTGATAATATCTCCAATCAATCCATTTTTTTGAGTTTGATTAATTTTTTTAAGCAAGAAGTTAGAAGAACCAATAGGTAAATCTTTACTATTTCTAATGGCGTATGCAACTTCCGCCGTTTTTCCGGCATTTGGACCTTCTGATATTACTTTGGTCTTAAATAATTCTTCTAAAGTTGTTGCCATGTATTATTTTATTTTATCCTCTTTGTCCATAACTAAACACATTTCTAGACGATTCGTCTACGGATGTTGCAATACCAGATGAAACTCTATTACCATCCAAATATGCGGTTGTTCTTATTTTACCAGAATTCATATCCTGTCTTAATTGTTTCATTTCATTAACCAAAACTTTTATAGCACCATTCATAGATGTACCACCGCCTACTGCCGCAATAGGACCTACACTACTTTTGTTAGCAGCATCTAATTGTCCTAAAATATCCGGACCTACTGCGATTTGGTCATTTCTACTAGTTTCAAAAATACCACCTTCAGAAGTTGCAATTGTAGTTGAACCGCCAGAACTTTGAGCTTGCATAGCCATATCTCCTACTTTTTCCGCTCTACCAAGGTATCCCATCAAACCACCAATCGCAACACCGGCTGCAATAACTCCAATAGCTCCCCATTTCGCATTACCTGCAAAAATACTCGCAATAGCCTCTTTTGTTTTCATAATTGCTGTCTTTTTACTCAAAAGATACATTGCAGTTAATCCACCAATAATTGCAGGGAATAAACCTGGAATTTTATTTAAAGCCCCAAATACCGCACCAAACATATTAGCAAGTGTAGTAACAAGTGGTGTGACCGCTTCTATTAATGGAACAAACCCAGATGAAAGTGCCGCAACTATTCCTTTGAATGAATTTTCTAATTGTGTTATTTTATCTGCAATTTGTTCTTGTGTTTCTAACTCTTTTACTTTTGCTGCAAGTTGTTGTTCATTCATATTGGTTATATCTAACCCCTTATCCATTGCAGTTTCTACCAATTTCTTTTGAGAATCAGACATATGTGTAAGTTTCTCTTGCATCAATAGTTGTTTACCCAATTCTTCAACTGTCATATTAGTTGCATCTGCAACTGCCTGCTTTGTTATTGGGTCCATATCAGCAAACTTCCTATATCTTTGAACTTGTCTAAGTATTTCAGCTTGTGCGTCTGCTGCTTTCCCATCAAATGCCAATGCTCTTGCTTTACTTAAATTGAACTGTCCAGCTAACATTGAAGATGCTAACAATTCTTTTTCTATACCTTCTTCAAAATTTAAAAGTCCTTCGGTTGTTTTTAATACACTTTTTAAGTTTGTACCTAATCTTCTTGCTTGAATTGCCTGTCTAGCTAATAGAGTTACATCACCTCTAAAGTATTTGTATGTATCTTCGGAAGCTTCTGAAATATCTTCAAAAACTTTAGCAGGTGCTACTCCAACTTGGTCTGATAAATATGCTACCTGTTGCGCTAGGTTTTGAGATGTTTCCGCACTCAATCCACCTATACTTTGGAAAGCCATATTAACAGCTGCTGCATCTTTTTCTGCAACGGCAAAGTTTTTATTTAAAACAATCATTGATGCCGCAACTGCTTCTGAAAATTTAACAGTATCACCAAACTCCGTTTTAAGAGCTTTCACCGTTTCATAATAGTCATCCGCAGTAACACCTAATTTAGCATAGTTTTTGTATATACTATGCACTTGATGATTTAGTTCTTCGGTTTGATTTTTTGTTAGGCCAGTTTCTTCTCTGAATTTCTTAGCTGCAGATTGCATTTGTGAAAATTCATGAATAGCCGCTGCTAATAATCCGCCTAAAATAACAATTGGACCCAATCCATTGATTATTCCTTTTGCCAAATCGCCTATACCCGTTACAATGCTTTGAATTCCTTCTGGCAAACTCGCAACTATTCCACTCATTTGCTGTTTTAACTCAACAATTCTTTCTTGTTGTTTAGTTAATTTCTCATTTACCGCAAATACTTGTTCTGCAATTTTTCTATCTTCTTCACTTAATCCTACGATTGAAGTTTCAAATTCCATTCTCCTTCTCGCAGCTTCACTCATTCCAAATAAATCTTGTGATTCACTTACTAATGATTCTGCAGAATCTATTTGTGATTGTCTTATTTGTTCTAAAACAGTTCTTCTTGCCTGTAAATTTTTTCTTTCATCATCTGATGCATTTACTTCTGCTTTTTTTAATTCAAGTATTTTGGCTGTAATACCCGCAAATGCACTACTATTTTTGGTTGAGGATGTAAGAACTTTTTTTACATCGTTACCTAATTTTGTAAAAGAGGTTTGAAACCCTTCTACCATATCTAGATATTCTTCCTGTCTTTCTCCTGCTTGCTCCCAAAACTTTACATAATCTTTTGCCTTATCTTCAATATCATCAAACGCTTCTAATTTATCTTCTAAAGTTTTTAAATTTTCTTCGTCCTGTTCATTTCTTTTTTTAAGACGCTTGATTTCCTCTTGCCCAGCAACAGCCATTCTCTTATTTCGTTCCTCAATTCTTTGTTGAATCAGGTCTTGCTCTTTTAAGAGATTTTTTTGAGCTTCTAATTCTTCAGATGATAAATTTCTAACGTCTGCCATTTATCTTACAACTTTATTTTATGATTCCAGCTTTTTGCAAATATTGATAAATGTCTGGATTTCTTTTTTTAACTTTTTCTAAATAATCTTCTGCCTGAGCATTAATATCATCAATTTCATCCTGTAATTTACTTAATACAGGATCATTATCTATTACTTGTTGGAGTTTTTGTGGTGCTTTCTTACTCGTAAACAATCCCCAAAATTCCATTATGTTACTTTCTGATATTTTGTATTTCTTTGCCATTTTATATTATTTACACTTATTCAAACTATAAATATCTATAAAAAGAAAAAGTTAGGATTATCGTTTAATCCTAACTTTACTAGCATTTGAAGACCTTTGTGCTTTTTTATTCTCTTCAGCTTCTCTTTTTTTAGTTTCTATCAATTTATTATAATAAAACATTCTCAAATATGTTGGCATTTTATATAGTTCCATCATTGTAAAACCATTACTATATTCAACCATCTCAAAGATTTGAGTGTGTAAATTATAACTATGATTCTTCGGAAGGCCAAAAAAAGTTCACGCCCATCACAATGGGCGCTACCTCCGTTTCTCCATCATCATGAACATACTCATAAGTCATATTCATATCTGGAGAGATTTTTTTAACATATTCTCTAAATGCTCTGCTATCTCTAGCTAAAAATTCGTTATTGATAAATTTATTAATCTTACCTAATTCAGTATTACCATCTACACTCTTAATCATATATCTTAATCTAGTAGTGATTTCAAAAGAACCATCTTTATTTAATTTTTCTAAAGCCTGTATATCTTTATCAATCAACTTCTCATCACCATGTGTAAGAAGTTTAAATGTAATCTTTTTACCATTTGAAGGTAGAGTAAATTCAAATTCATTTTTATGTTCAAATAATGAAAAATCTACATCTTTTGTTTTTAGTTTTGATAAGTCTACATCAAATTCTATATTCTTACCAAGTTTTGCGGAAAAGAATGATGCTTTGTACTCTGCACCATATCCCAATACTCTTGTAGCCAATACAATTGCGTTCTTATCTCCCAATAAAATATCATCAATATTAATATTATCAACAATAATTGATTCAAAAAGTTTATCTAATACAATCCCTTTTCTAATAAGATTTGCAGATGAAAGAATATCTTCTTCTTTTGCCGTCATATATTTTATTGTTATACGGCCCGAAGATAGAGGATTTTCTTTTGGATATAGTTTTCCTCTTGATGGAAGGTCTAATACTTCCGTTGGAAAATCAAATTGTTTTTCACTCATAACTTTGTTTATTTAGTTTATATATATAAATACATTAAATTAAAAAAATTGAAAATAAAAAAGGGATACTTTTTGGGTATCCCTTTTTTTATATTTGTTTGAATATTAGTATTCAAGTACAGCGTAATCGTAAGTAAGTGTTAATTCAATTGATACTGGCTCATTTGTTGAAGAAAAATCTAATTCACCAAATGATGCTCTTGAAATGAATGCTCCATAAAGAGTCCATTTTTCAATCTTATCACCTACTGGACCTAACAAATAGAAATTAATATTCTTTTTGTAAAATTCACCATATCCATCTCTACCAGTAATAGATTCATGAGATAAACGTACCCACTCCATTACCAATTGTGCCGCTGAAGGAACGATTGGGTCATACAACGTAATTGTTAAATCTTGCCATTCACCTTTACCTTTTAACTTTCTATATGTGTTAATATGTTCAATTTTGATTGTTTCAAATTGAATTTCAGGTCTATTTGCTGTTTTTACCATATACGCTGGGATACCAACTTCTGCAATCTCCATATAATAACGGTTTTGCATTTTTGGTTCGAAGTTCGTAAACGTCATCTGTTGATACGGTAATATTAATTCGTCTGCCATGTTTCTTTCCTTTTAATTTATATTAATAAATATCTATTTAGTTTGTTTTCATATTATGCTCCAAAACTTGCTCCAGTTGGTAGAATGTTGAAATCAATTACGATGAATTCCGCAGTTCTAGCTGGTTGAAGGAAGATTGCTCCTGCTAATATGTTTCTGTCAATCACATCCGGTGTATTATTTGAATCGTCCATTACAACATTGAAAGCGTATAATCCTTGTCTTTGTTGAATTGATTCCAAATAAGGTGTTACGGTATTGATAAATCTAGCTCTAGTATCAGTAGTATTTTGTTCAAACACTAAATAACGAGATGTAGATGCTACGAATTTCTTAATGTTAATTAATAATCTTCTTACATTGATTCTATCCAATGCCGATGCCTTATCTTGCAATGTTTTTTGTCCAAACGCTACAATACCTTGATTTGGGAATTTTGCAATAGGATTTACTTTGTTTTCATAAAGTATATCTCTTTCAGCGTGTGTAAGTATATTTCTTAAACTTTCAGCTCCAAATGCAGTTAATCCACCTCTATTCAAACCCGCTGGTGCGAACCATTCTGCTGCAAATCTATCGTTAGATGCGTAAACAGCTGGCATTATAACCGATGGTGGAGTGATAATTGATTTATTACCAACTCTATTAATTAACCAAGGATAATAAGTACCTACATAGTTTGAATCTACTGAATTAGCCTTTTCAGTTGCTGTTGTGATTGAAGATTGATAATCAGTAAAGTCAGCGATGTAAAAACAATCTTGTCTATCTTCACACATATCAATTACCTTTTGAACTAAATCTGGATGATTTTCATAGTTTAATCCAGGAGTTGATACTAAATTAATATCGTACTCATCTGGATTAGAAAGTGCGTTAATTGCTTTTTGATAACCCACAGATCCAGATTGTGTTAAACCATTACATTTTAATCCTTGATTGTTTGCAGCTCCCCAATCAGCATCTCCTGCTAATGCAACAGGTACAGTTGGGTTTAAACCATCAAATCCACCCTGGAATCCTAAAATAAATTGTCTTTTAACCATATCAGCCGCAACAGAACCTGTCATTTGATAGCTCAATTGAGAATCAAATGCAAATATTACGTTTGAACCAGTTAATGCTCCTTCAGGAATTGGTTTTAAGTATTGATAGTTATCTATGTATTTAGTTGTTGATTCAAAATCAAATCCTGAATAATATCTTGCACTAGTAGTTGTATTAGAAATTGAACCACTTTGGAAAACTACAGCTGGTACCCAAGTTGCTTCTGATACATTGGTTGTTACAATTGGATTTTCGTAAGCCGAATGTCCAAATGGTGCTGCAGATATTGGGAATGAACCCGGAGTAGATACTTCTACTCTTATATTCAATGATTTATTTGAATAATATCCATTTTCAGTAATTTTACCATCATTACCAATTGTATATTCTCTATCACCGATTACTCTAGCAATATATCTTGGAGATGCTGGGTCTAAATTTACATCACCCCAAGATTCAATGATTGATGAATTTTTATCGGTATCATCAAATTTTCTTAATGTTACATTAAAAGTTGCGTAATCAGTTGATGCGTTTTCACCAGCCGCTTTTACATTTGAAATACCAATTTTGAATTTTTTATTATAAACATTACCATGTCCAATTGTATGGAAACGGAAAAGTTCGTATCTTAAATTGTTATTATCTTTTTGTGAAAGTACCCAAGGAGTAGATGCTACTTTTGCATCAACTGTAAAATCTTGTGTAGGTAATTGAATTGCGTAAATTTTTACTCCCTCATCACCACCACCATCGGTATCATATTCTGCTGCTATATTTTCAAAATATGTATAAGAATATGCAGTTTTGTTTCCAAATGGAGATTCACCAAATACATCTCTAATATCATTTTGAGATGAAGGTAATACGGATGCACTAAAAGAACCACTCAATGAAGGTGCAGTTATTGCAAAAGATCCAGAATATGCTGCTCTACCATCACTTGTTAAAACTGCACTTGAAAAACCTACTTTTTCATCTCCAACTTTAGTTGAATGTAGTGTAGCTACAATTTTCTTTCCAATAGAACCGGATGCCATAATAGCTAAAGGTGCGGTTTGATAATAACCACCAATACCTGCAACTCTTACAATTGTTGCCGAATTTGCGTTTTCAAGGTATTTAGCTACTGCCGTTTCTGTGTAATATGTTCCGTCAGGAACTCCAAATAATGTTTGAAACTCCGTTGCACTTCTTACAAGTGTAGGTAAGAACGCTGGTCCTTCTTTGAAAGGTCCAATAAACGCTCCACCGATTTCACCAATTCCTTGTGCAATAAAGGAAAGGTCATTTTCTCTTGTGAATACACCAGGTGATACTATTCTTTCTGCCATTTTATTTCTCCGATTTGATTTTTAATAGTGGTATTTGTTTACAAATAGTAAGGGATAGTTGAACCACTTGCTAATGAGCCGGTTGACCAAGGGAATTCAAATTCTCCTATTGAAACTATTGGTGATTTCTTTTCCTCTAATTGTTTTTCTATTACATTGGATATATGTCCCCAATAATTCGTTGATACATTTGAACCACTTACATAATTTTTAATCCATTCAAGCACATCTGCTTCGGTTAATTCATCGTAAGGAGTAAAATTTTCTGGATCAACAGATGTTATAGGAAATGGTGTTCCACCAACGAATTCGCCAGTATCACCATCTTCATCAGTTGCAATAACTTTCCAATATGTTTGAACAACAGCTCCTTCTATACCATTTCTACTTTGTTTTTTTAGGCCTGTTAATTTCCAATCGTATGTATATGCCATAATTTGTTTTTTAATTAATTATAAATATTAAGATTAACTTTTTTATTATGATTGTAATTCTTCAACTACATTAAACCCAAATTCTTCACACATTTTTTCTGCTAAATAATGATTACTACCACTCCATGCAGTTAAAACATTTGCCGGAACTTTCCATTCTCCGGCTGCAACCAAATTATCAGGAATTGCTACGGACTCTCTATTAGGGTCTCTAAATCTTAATTCATATCTTAATGTACAATCATCATTTTGTAAATCATAATTAAGAAGGTTTGTAAAAACTATATTTACAGTTTTTCCAAATAAGTTTTTATCAGTTACTTTTGTAAGCATTTTTATTATTTTATTTTAACAATCAACTAAAACCGATGGAGATGCTATTACATTTCTTTCAATTAAATCTGCCGCAATCTTTTCTTTTAACAAAGGATATGCTTTTGCAAATATATCTGCACCTTCCAATACACTAAAATCAGAAACTTTCTTTTCATAAACTCTACCATCAATAATTTCTTCTTCGGTTCTTATCATAGGTAATGAATGCCAATGTGGAATTGCATCAACTTTTGCAAGGAATCTATCTTGAATTGGTGCACCCATACGATTAGAAATATTAGTTTCTAATAATCTTGCGGTTTCTTCATTTTTAAATACATTCACATAAAGTTCTAATGCACCTTTGTTTCTATCTACAACGTAACGATAAATTCTAACATACGCTTCATCGGTTATACCCTGTGATGTTCCAATTTCTGCTGCTATTTTAATTGCCATAGTTATTCTCTTTTTAATATATATAAATATATAGTTGTTTACTCAAACCCTAATTTTTCTTTTAACATTTTTACTTCCGCTTTCAATTCTTCAATCATTTTTTGTTGTTCCTGAATAGCGTTTACTAATAATGCCGGTATTGCTCTATCTCTCAATGCTAAATATCCACCATCATCAGGTCTTACTAATAATGGTTCAACATCTTCAACTTCTTGTGCTATGAAACCAATATCATGTCTTAATCCGGTTGTTTCATACTCATCAGTACCTTCTTTCCAATCAAATTCAACACCTCTAAGTCTAAGTACTTTATCCAATGCATTTTCATAGTACTTAACATTATCTTTCAATCTTCTATCCGAAGGGGAGCCATATGCGATAATGTTGTTTGATGCGATAATCACACCATCATATCTTAAGTTGATGTTTGCACCACCACCTCTATTACCACTATGGATTCTTAAACCATATGAAGCTCTTAATGCTAAATAACCATCATTTAAGTCAACTAAATCACCATCATCCGATACCCAAATACCACCAGAACCATAGTTATCAAAGTTTGAACGTAAGATATAAGGAGTACCCAAAGTATCATCATTCAAATAGTATCTCTGCCATCTGGAAGACCAACCACCCCATCTTACAACGTTATCACCATCCAAACCTAAGTTAATAGCATAATAGCCTCCTTTGTGGAATGACATAAACGCACCATTATTACCAGTAGAGTATGGTTGACACATTGCCGAATCGGTTTGTGTTGCGTAGTATCCTCTATTGTAAGTAAAGTAAACTCTTGAATAGTGGTTGTAGTCATAAGTAGGAATACAATATTCACCTCTATTATTTGAGTCAACCTGTGCTTTCCAACCTGAATTATACGGCCAAGAGTTTCTAAACCAAAGTCTATCAACTGGTCCACCTTCTATTTGCCATCCATATCCATAACCACTATAAACATAGTGATATGTCTGCATACCTAACCAGTGTGATGTTCCAGGAGGCTGGTTTCCAGGATTTGACCAAGTATCGGTAAATCCAGCTCCCCATCCTTGAACAGTATTCAGGTCTTGAGTACCCCAACCCATTACACCGGTCCAGTGGTTACTATCACCGGTATAATCATTTCTACGATAGTTAGAACCACCTTTACCCGTCAAGCCGGTTCTCATTCTACCATAATCAGTCAGACCTTGCCATTGAGAGTTACCATTGCCATCAAAGTAAAATGATGTATCTCTATCATAGTAAATGTTAAATCTCGCATCATTACCATATGTAATACGATACAACTCCATATGAGCGTTACCATATTCAATACGAATCTGCCAGTTACCAGAACTATTCAACATACCAAATCCACTACCATCCCAATATCCAGCGTATCCTCTTAAATCAGATTCGTAGTTATTGTAAAAGACTATACCACCATATGCATATCCACCACCAGCTGATTTCCAATATCCATTATTAGAATACCAGTGCATTCCTCTGTTTTGATTATACAAACCTTGTCCAGAGTTATTGTTTCTGAACCAACCATTTGCATAAACTTCTTGGAATGTTGGTGATGAATCAGTTCTTACTGCCTGATTGATTATACCCGTCAACCATCCCCAATAACTTGTCCATATATTTCCATCTTCTGCAAAATAGTGAGTGTTATTACCATCAGTTCTTCTCATAATGTGATAACCACCACTTCTTTGTTGCATGTACAAGTGAGATGAGTGCCATTGAATTTTATTATATTCTCCGGTCCAACCACCCATATCAGAATACAGCATATATCCCGGTCTTACATAAAGATTGTTTGTAGATGTTCCTGCAAAACTAGCATCTCCATTACCGCTACCAAAATAATAACCGGTACTATTTCTATCGTATGTTATATCTGCTTGAAAAGAACCATATATATAAGTTGTACTACCAGTATC